TTCGACGCGCATCGAGATGCTCCAGGGGCCGGACTACGCTGAGACCGACACGGTCGAGTACCACCGCGACAAGCTGGTGAGCGCGATCAAGGTGCCGAAGGCGTATCTCGGCTACGGCGGCGAGGCGTCCAAGTCATCGCTGTCGAGCGAGGACATTCGGTTCGCGCGGACGGTCATGCGCGTCCAGCGCGAGACCCGGAGCGGCGTTCGTAAGGCGTGCCGCGTCCACCTCGTGGCCAAGGGGGCTGACGTGGATCGTTACGAGTACGACGCGGTCATGTCTGTGCCGTCGGCCATCCTGGAGCTGGCCAGGCTGGAGGTCATGTCGGCCACGGCCGATCTTGCCCAGCGGACCGGAGAGATCCTGTCCTCGAAGTGGATCCTCACGACCTTGTTCAAGTATTCCGAGGAGGAGGCCGAGAGGCTGATTCTCGAAAAGGACGATGACGCTCTGCGCAAGGCCAAGATCGAAGCCGAGGCGCAGCGGCTATTGGCCATGGCTCAGCAATCGGCCGCTCCGCCAGAAGAAGGCGGCGAGCCAGCGGCTGGCGGAGCTGAGGCAGGGCCGGAAGCCACGCCGGAGTCGCGTGGCCGCCGTGGAATTTCGCGCACCGACCAGGTCATGCTGGAGCGTAAGCTCGGCGACATGATCAAGCGCCAGGGCGACGACACGCGCAGATCGCTGGAGCGGAAGATGGATTCTCGTTGGCGGGCCGAGGACAAGATTGCCGAAGCCGTGTCCAAGAACTCAGGGGTGTCCGGCCGACTGCGACGGATCGAAGGCTTGCTCGGCGACGTGCGCGCTGCGATGCGCCCTGTCGAATAGCCACCGTTTTCTTGACACCAAGTTTCAGCAACGAATACCGTGGCTACTCAGTGAACATCTCTACGGAAAAACTCGTTGACGGCGACTTCCTTGCCAAGCTGATGGCTGGGTCGATGGAGTCGGCTGTTGGCTCCGTTGAGGAGGCTGTAGCAGCCAACGCTGCACTGTTCGGCGCGGAGTCGTGCGAACTGAGCACGGTCGCCACGTATCCCGACCATTTCATCGTGGTCAACGAGCACGGCGAGTTCTATCGGGGCCGCTGGGCCATGGGCAGCGACGGCGTCGAAATTTCTGAAATTGAAGAAATCGACGTCCCGGTGTTTGAGGCGTCGGCGATGGGCGCGCAGGTTCGCGAGGAAGCTCGTGAGGCCGCCAAGGCTCTGCTGATGGACGACATGGAAACGGCCGAGGACAAGATCCGGTCGCTGTACCGCCTGGTTCGGGCTGGCGTGCGCCTCACTGCCGAGGGCGTCGATGACCTGTACTCAAAGCGGGACTACGCCTCTGATGATTGGTTCCAGGCCGTCCAAGAAGAAGGAGCCAAGATCCGGGCGTTTCTCGGATCGGAGGCAGACCGTGTGCCGGTGTTCAAGCGCCGGTTCTTTTCGGCTGTCGATGGAGCTGTCACCGAGGCTCAGGCAGAGGGCCAGCGCGACACCCTGAAGCAGGGGCTTGGGGAACTGCACCGCGGCTTCGTAGGGATGCGCAACCAGATCGCGTTGGCGCGTCAGATCGATGGCACGCGCAAGCTTCGCGACGAGTCCTCCGGGATGGAGTCCTCGGACTTCGTTGAATTCGTGGGCGGCCTTAGCGCTGCTCTTGACGATGTGATCGGCATCCTGGGCGACGCTCAGGCAGTGGCCGAAGACGGTTCTATCAAGTGCCTGGCGAGGGTCCATGACGGGATCGCGAGCCAGGCGAACGAGTGGGCGCTGGCGTCAGCGTTCTGTGAAAAGCTCGCAAGACGCTTCGTGGGCTAAACGGTATCTTCACTGCTCGTCACGGCGAGACATGGCCGCATAATCGGAGGATTGAGACATGCTGAATCGGAACACGAAGGTTCGTTCACTGGCCGAGGAACTGAAAGAGATCGGCTTGGACCCCGAGAAGACGATTGGCCAAATCAATCGCACGACGAAGCTGGTCGAGTCTCGCGCATTTGGCAGCCAAGGCGGGGGTGCCCCGTCGTACCTGCGCCCGGTCAAGCCGGTCAAGGCGCTCTCCGAGGCGACGGAGTCCACGGACTACGACGACGACGGTGACGGCATCGATCTGTCGGAAGCGGTGAAGATGGTGAAGCAGCGCCGCATCGGCGCAGCGGAAAAGGCCAAGACTCGCCGGGAACGCATGCACAATCGCGGCAAGATCAAGCAGGCTGGCAAGGCGTACCGCAGGGGCAAGGGCAAGCGCGTAATCAAGAGGCACGCGAAGGTCACCAAGCGCATCGGCGTGGCCGGTATGCAAAGGCTGGCCAAGGGTCGTAAAAAGGTGATGACGCAGGGCGATAGCCCGCTGTCGAACCTGCGCGAGGATCTGAACAGCGCCGAGGGCATCGAGATCGGGTCCAGCAATTCGACGAACGCTCTTGAGGACGCCGCACGCAACGCTGGTTGGCTCGCCATGTATATCGGCGAGATTTTCGAGGCGGTCGGAGACCTCCAGTCCGCGGACACGTTGTTCGACGCGAGCGACGCATCGGCCGACCTGGCCGAGCAGCTCTCGGGCGACATCACCGAGGAAGACCTCACCGAGGAGCAGTCGCAGATGCTGGAGCGCGTGCTCGGCACGCTCGTGAAGGCGCTTCGCATGTACGAAGCCATGGGCTCCCCGTCGCTCTTTGATGCGTTCGATCTTGCCGAGATGGACGGCGATGACGACGAGGACGAGGACGAGGACGAAGACGACGACGAAGACGACGAGGACGAGGACGAGGACGACGACGAGGACGAGTGACCGACGGGCGAATACTGATTCGTCTCTCGGATTTGATGGAAGGCAATAAGCGGAGGTCGGCGTATAGGAGCGCGAGACGGGAACTGATTGGATTCGAGCTGCCCACTTCTGGGATCAGCAAGAAAAAGAGAAAGTCCCCCGAGGACAAACCGGGACGTCTAATCGCAAGGACGCCCCTCGCATCCAGGCAACGCTGGCGAAAGTGGTGACATGGCTGAACTCCTGATCGATTCGATGCCGATGCTCAATGTCCAGCTCCACGAGGATGCTGGGCATCCGGGCAAGATCATCATTCGTGGCCAGTTCGCTCGCTCGGACAAGGCGACGGAGAACAAGCGTCTGTATCGCGAGAATCTCTGGCGTCGGGAGTTTGGTCGTCTCAGCGAGGCCATCAGCAACCGCGGCATGTTTGGCGAGCTGGATCACCCGTCTGACGGTCGCACCAAGCTCGCGCGCGTGAGCCACATCATCACGAAGCTCGACATCAGGGGCAACGAGGTGATCGGCGAAGCCGAGGTCATCGACACTCCCAACGGCCGCATTATGAAGGCGCTTGCCGCGGCCAATGCCCGGGTCGGAGTTTCGAGCCGCGGGTTCGGATCCACCAAGTCGTTGCCGGATGGCACGCTGGAGGTCCAGGAGGACTTCCGGCTCGACACGTTCGATTTCGTTGCTGATCCAGCTACCAAAACCGCTTACCCCAAGGTTTTCGCCGAGGAACGTGAGCGGATGTTCGAGGGAGATGACATGACGCTGGCCGATCTCAAGCGTAACTATCCGGGCCTCGTCGAGGAGCTGTCCAAGCAACTCACCGAGAACACTTCGGGCGCAAACATCTCTCGTCTCATTCAGGAGACCGAGGAGCGGACCACGCAGCGACTGACCGAGGACTTCGGCGTCAAGCTGCGCCGGGCGACCGAGGTTCTCGAAGACGAGATCGCTTCCCATGTCAGGAGCGACCTGCTCAGTGACCCGGCGGTTGCCGGTGCCAAGCAGGTTGTTGAACAGATCGTTGGCCTGGTGAAGTCGTACGGGCTGGACCCGCAGGCGCGCGAGGACCTGGACAAGCAGACCGAGGAAATCGCTTCGCTGAAGACACGCCTGGCGGACCGTGAGCTGGAAGTTCACAAGCTCCAGGCAGAGTCCAACGAGCTTCGCGCGCTGGCCAAGGAGGCCGCCTACCGGCTGCACCTGGAGCGTCTGGTCGGCAACGATCCGTCGCGTGAGGCCATCGAAGCTCTCATCGGGGACGTGACGAAATTTGCGACGAAGGAGGAGATCACCTCCAAGGTCGAGACCGTAAAGGCGGAGCTGGACAAGCGCGGCGGGGCAGTGAGGCCGATGTCGGACAAGGCTGCCGAGGCTGCCGAAGCTGCCGCCGGAGAAGCGGCCGAGAGCATCGCCGAGAGGGACGAGGAGATCGCGCTGCTGAAGTCGCGCATCGAAACGATCGAAGCGGAAAAGGCGAGGGCATCGGATCGCGCCGTGAAGGCCGAGGGTACGGCCCGCAAGGCTGTGCGCGTCGCCGAGGACCTTGAGATCCAGCTTCACGTGGAAAAAAGCGTGAGCGAGCAGTCAGATGAGCACCGCTTGGCTCTGCGAGAGCTGTGTGAGGACGCGGCTTCGGTGAACGAGGTCGATCGCATCGTGCGCCGCTTCAAGCCAGCTCGGAGCATCGACGAAGATGAAGCAAGTCGGATCCGAGCCCGGGTTTCCCGTGGCAAGGGTCGTGATTTGACGGAAGACACCAGTGGAGCCAAGGGCGCCAATGGTGTGAGCGGATCGAATGGGCGAGGGCTCGGCCCCCTCGCTGAAGTCAGTCTGGACACGGCTACATTCGATCGACTCGCCGGTAGAAAAAACCGGGCCTGAGTACGAGAAGTTGAAAGTTGCTCGCTAAGGCGAGACAAGTATTGAGACGGGTACTGTAGGCCCCAACATAGGCCGGTTTATCGGAGGATAGTAGATGGAAGCGCGAAACATGATGACCGAAGCCAAGTCCGTGCGAGATGATTCGTACGGCGCATTACTCGAAGACAAGTGGGGCAACTTCCTCGAAGGCGTCAGCGAGCCGTACACGCGGCGCGTGATGTCGTTGCTGTACGAAAACCAGTTCGAGGACATGAGGCACCAGCTTCAGGAGGACACTCTTGCGAACAACGCGGGGACGTACACCAAGTACATCTTCCCGGTTCTGCGGCGTGTGTTCCCGAACCTGATCGCCAACGAGATCGTCTCGGTGCAGCCGATGACGGCCCCGGTCGGCGCAGTGTTCTTCTTTGAGTACAAGCACGGCAAGTCCAAGGGCGGGACGGTTGCAGGCAGCAACCTGATCCAGAACTTCGACAAGGACTTCAGCTCCGAGAAGGTGTCCGGCGAGCAGCTGGCAGTTCCGGACGGCGCTAGGTTCGGCGGCGCAGGTACCCCGCTCTCGGTGATCTTCCAGTACAGCCCGGTTCGACCGCTCGACTCGAACAACGGAATCTCCGTGCTGGTCGAAGACATCGACGCGGACGGTACCGTGGCGCAGTCGGCGACCGACGACGGCGCAGGCGGCTTCACTGGAGACGTGGCCTCGGGTTCGATCAACTACGCCACCGGCCAGTTGACCGGATTCTTGTTCACGGTTGCACCGGCGGCAGGCGCGGGTCGTACCATCAAGACCACCTATGTCTACGACTCGGAAGCCAATAAGCAGGTGCCCGACATCTTCTTGGACATCGACTTCCAAGAGATTCGCGCCACAACGCGCAAGCTGAAGGCCCGCTGGTCGGCAGAAGCGTCAGACGACCTTCGGGCGTTCCACGGCGTCGATGCAGAGACCGAGCTGGTGGCCGGTATCAGCCAGGAGATCGGCCTGGAACTGGACCGCGACATCTTGAATCAGCTGTTCCAGGCGTCGGCCTCGACCATCGCGACCTTCGACTTCACCGTGCCAGCTGGCCTGAGTGAAGTGGATCACATCCGGTCGTGCCTGACGCGGATGTCCGCCGTCAGCTTCCTCATCCACAAGAAGACCCTTCGCGCTCCTGCGAACTGGTACGTGACCTCGCCCGAGGTCAGCGCCAAGCTGGTTCAGCTCCAGTCGCACGGCGATCTTCGGTCGATCTACTCGTCTGGCACCGAAACCCCGCTGGGTCCGTTCGACGGCATTCAGACGCCGCCGAGCTACGGTCCGATCAGCAGCCACCAAGGCATCCTCAAGATGGGCATGCTGAGCAACA